GAGCAGCCAGAGCAGCCAGAAGCGGCCAAGAAATCCAAAAAGTAAGGTGAGCCATGTTGGAACTGAAATTGGTGAAGGAGCATTGCCGCCTGGAGCCTGATTTCAATGCGGATGACAGCCTGATCGGTGTCTATATCGGTGCGGCGAAAAAGCATGTTGAGATGTATACCCGCCGCACCCTATACGCCAGCGAATCCGACTCCGGATACGATGCCGATGAAGATCACCTGCTGCTGGATGATGATGTACGCACGGCAATGTTGTTACTTGTTGGGCACTGGTATGAAAACAGAGAGGCGAGTGTTGTCGGACAGTCAGTTTCCAAATTGCCAATGGCGGTAGAGTCAATTCTTCAGCCTTATCGGATCTATGGGCTATAGGAGGGGCTATGCAGGCAGGACGATTACGTCACCGGCTAATTATTCAAAACGCTGAAATAGAAGATCTCCCTTCAGGTCAGCAAAAAGAAATTTGGCTCGACGGTGCAGAAGTATGGGCTGATGTAAGGGGTATCAGCGGCAGAGAGTTAATGTCTTCTGGTGCCGAATTATCTGATGCAACTATCCGTGTGTGGCTTCGGTTTCGGCAAGATATCTTCGCGACATCCCGATTTAAAATTATTATGGGGCCATTTAAAGGGAACATTTTGCAAGTTATCGGCCCGCCAATCCCTGACGCGAAAGCAACTCGATTAGAAGTTTTATGCAAAACGGGGGTGAAGGTATGATCGGTGGAAAGCTGGACTTCTCCGGCCTGCTTGACCTGTCAAAAGAACTTGATGTGCTTAGCAAAGCGGAAAGTGGCAATGTTTTACGGCAGGCTACCCGTGCTTCAGCTGCTATTTTCAGGGACGAAGCTCGGCGCTTAGCGCCGAAGCGTACCGGAAAGTTGGCGCGGAATATCGTTGTTGTAAGCCAGCGTGGCAGCCAGGGTGAGGCTGTTGCAGGTGTTCATGTGCGAAGTAAGGGTAAAGCCAGTAATCGAAACAACGCCTTCTATTGGCGATTTGTTGAGCTTGGCACCTCGAATATGGCCCCAATCCCGTTTATTCGTCCCGCCTATGACGGCAAACAGGAGGAGGCCGCGCGAGCCGCTTTCGACAAAGCCAACGCAGCTATCGACAAGGTGCTATCCAAATGACGGAAGCCGATATCAAGTCATTGCTTAAACCGCTGGTTGGCGGGCAGGCATACCCTTATGTCGTCAAACTGACAGCCGAAGGAAAACCGGCGGTGAGTCCACCGTGGATCGTATATTCGCTACCCAACGAGGACTCGGCGGATGTGTTTTGCGGAATGGCGGAAACCGCCGTGACGGTTCAGGTCGATGTCTATGCCGATACCGTGGATGAGGCTACCGCTATCCGTGCATTAGCGCAGGTGGCGGTAAAACCTCTGGCCCCGGCAGAAATGCGGGCCTTTAAAGACTATGAACCCGCGACAGCCCTTTATCGTGCCTCATTCGAATTCAGAGTGTGGCAATAAACCAGCCTCCCTCTACCAGCCGCCTTCCGGGCGGTTTTTTATGTCTGGAGAAAATACATGACCAGTAAGTATGAAAAAACGCAGGGAACGAAAGTTTCCGTCTCCGCTGCTGAAGCAATCTCGGTTGATGATCCAAGCATCGTTTGGCTTGAGGCCCAATGTGCCACCAAAGAAATCAGTTATACCGCCGGGCAGAAAGCCGATATTGACGTTACGACGTTGTGCTCGGAAGAGCAGGAAAACACCAACGGCCTGCCGTCTCCGGGGGAAATGACGATTAACCGTAACTGGGTGGGTGACGAAGAGGCGCAGGAATCACTGTTAACCGCCTACGAAACCGATGAGCGACGCGCGATCAAAGTGGTTTTTCCGTCTGGCAATGGCTTTGTCTACCTGGCAGAAGTCCGTCAAAACAGCTGGTCTGCAGCAACATCTGGCGTGGTTTCGGCCTCTTACACACTGCGACTCAAGGGTAAACCGAAGCGCATCAAAGCCTCTGACAACGTGCCGGTGACTGGGGTAACGATCACGCCGACCAGTGGTAGCCTCGCTGCGGGTGGCACTACAACCTTTGCCGTGAACATTGCGCCGGCCGATGCAACGAATAAGGGATTTACCCTGAGTTCATCTGTCCCGGCACGCGCAACCGCCTCTGCTACCGGCATGAATGTCACTGTTTCGGCACCAGGCAGCGCGACCGCCGGCGCAGCAAACATTATTGTCAAAACCAACGATGGCGACTTTACCGCAACGTTTGCGGCGACCGTAACCGCATAACGGGAGACCAGTAACACATGGCCGTTAAAAAGAAATTCGATCTCAAGGCGCTGGTTTCAGCGCCGCAATCTGGGTTCCGTACCAAAACCGTACCGGTTAAAGAGTGGGACGGGGCAAAAGTTGTACTGCGTGAGCCTTCACCGGAGGGGTGGGGCCGCTGGCGCGAGATTATGACCCCTCCTGAGCCAAAAGAAGGTGAGCAGCCCGTCAAGCTGTCCATTTCGGAGGAAACGCAGCGAAATATCCGCGCTGATTCGGTGATGTTCATTGACGTGTTGCTTGATGAAGACCTGCGGCCTGTTTTTGACTTGAGCGAGCTGGATACCGTGGTTGCCTTTTATGGCCCGGTGCATGCCCGCTTGCTTAAGCAGGCTATGGATCTGACCACCTCGCCAGAGGAAGCCGAAAAAAAGTCCGAGAGCCTGACACCCAATTCATGATGAAACTTGCGCTTCGCCTGGGTAGAACCCTGGGTGAACTCAAGCAATCAATAAGCATGAGTGAACTGCACTTGTGGGCCGCGTATGACAGGATAAGCCCGATTGGGGATGAGCGCGGCGATTTCCGTGCGGCTCAGGTAGTTGCAGCCGTCCATAACGCTCAGCGTGATCCGAAAAGCCAGCCTCTTGACCTCAACGACCTGGTGATTCAGTGGGGTGCCAGCGGCGAAGGGCCGGAGGAAAGTTTGAACGGTCTGGAGTCCTGGCTTGATGAAATGGCTGGATAGGTAATTGAGATGCATAATACCTTGCTGTTTTCAATTAACTATACCGGAGATTCATATGGAATATGGTGGTTTCGTTGTGTACTTGGTCGGGCTGGCTATTGGTGTTGTGATCTGGTTTTTCCTGAATCGCGCCAGCGTTCGGGCAAATCGTCAAATTGAGCTTCTTGAGTCAATTGATCGACGACTTGAGATGATGACCAAGATTGATCCGGCCACGGACGCTACCAAGGAAAAATCTGCTGAAGATTACTTGGCAGAGGCGAGGAAAAAAGCCGGAGTGTAGGCATTAACTGAATAAAAATAAACCCACTTAGGTGGGTTTTTTTATGGGTGAAATATGGCTTCTTTGCGCGAACTAATTATCAAAATTTCGGCGAATTCCAGCTCGTTCCAAACTGAAATTTCCCGCGCATCACGCATGGGAGCCGATTACTACAAAACGATGGAGCAGGGTAACCGTAAAGCCGAATATGCTACCCGACAAAGCCAGCGCGCGCTGGTTGAGCTCAATGGACAACTGGCGACAGTCCGTCAAACGGCACTCGGCATGGCGGGAGTATTTGCCGGGGCTTTTGCCACGGGAAACCTCATCAATTTAGCTGATCAGTGGACGCAGATTAATGCTCGGTTAAAGCTGGCCTCTCAATCGACAGAGGATTTTAAAAACAACCAAGCGGCGCTGATGGATATCAGCCAGCGTACTGGTACGGCTTTTAATGATAACGCCAACCTGTTTGCGCGCTCCGCAGCATCAATGCGTGAATATGGGTATGCGTCTTCAGATGTGTTGAAAGTCACTGAAGCTGTTTCAACCGGCCTGAAACTTTCAGGTGCTGGCGTAGCAGAAACCAACTCAGTGATCACTCAGCTTTCCCAAGCGTTTTCATCGGGCGTTCTACGCGGCGAGGAGTTTAACTCCGTCAACGAAAACGGCGACCGTGTGATCCGCGCGCTGGCGGCGGGAATGGGTATTGCCCGAAAAGATATGAAGGCGATGGCCGATCAGGGGTTACTGACCTCCGACAAAGTGATACCCGCGTTAATCAGCCAGCTCGGCATTCTGCAGCAAGAGTATGCTTCGATGCCTGGCGTTGTCAGTCGATCAGTGGTGAAAGTTGAAAACGCCTTCATGCAATGGGTGGGCGGTGCGAACGAAACCAGCGGTGTCACGGCAGCGTTATCCAGCACTTTGGATGCTCTGTCAGAAAACATAGACAACGTCGCTATGGCCCTTGGTGCGCTGGTGGCTGTTGGCGTTGCGCGTTATTTCGGTGGGCTGGTCAGCAGCATGGGGACTGCCACTGCCAATATGCTGGCCACCTATCGTGCCGAAGTCGCGGTGGCCGCAGCTCAGGTGGAAGGGGCAAAAACAGCAACTGCTGCAGCGCGAGCCACTTTATACCGTGCACAGCAGGCCAAAGCAGCCGCCGTTGGTATCGAACAACAGATCGTGGCAGAGCGGCAACTGGCAGTAGCTCAAAGCCAGCTATCGGTAAGTGTTGAGGCCCGTAGCGCGGCCCAGACCCGGCTTAACTCGGTAACGTCCCTGGGGGCGCGTCTCGGGGGAAGTCTTCTGAGTGCTGTTGGTGGCATTCCAGGCATAGTCCTTGGAATTGGTGCTGCTTGGATGTACGTCAATGAGAAGAATGAGCAGGCCAGAAAGGTTGCATTGTCCTATGGAGATACGGTCGAGCAGGTGCGAAAGCAGCTTTCAGGTATGTCTATTAATGGTTTGCAATCAACAGCGGTTGAAGCTGGTAATTCGATCACCGAACAGCGTGCCGAGATAGCCAAAACTGAAGAAGAAATCCGCAAGCTGAAAGACAGTATGTCAGCGTTAACCAAGATGGAGCAGGGAGCGAAGGAAAACCCATGGTTAAGCCGACTTAACAATTGGATGACTCTGGAAGAAGTCCAGCAGAGGATGGTTGAGACTCAGGGGAAACTCAGTCAGAAAAATTACGCTCTTGAACAGCAAACGGAAGCTTTGCGAAAAACTGAAGCCCTTAGACAAGATGCTCTGACACAAGCAATTTCAAAAACAGCGGCACTATCTGGAGTTGTGGGATCTCTTACTGGCATGTATGCACAGCTCAATCGTGTTACAGGCCTGGCCACATCACCTGCTTTTCCTGCATTCCCCGGCATGCAGTTGCCAAAACTGGATACCAAACAACAAGACGCGATGACTCGCGCAATGCGCGAACAGCAACTTGCAGGATTGAAGGGACTCGATAAGGTACGCCTATCCGCCACCTTTGAAGCCGATGACCTGAAACTCCCCCCCGGTCGCTACGAGCAGTATATTGCGGCCAAGGTAGGCGCAGAGCAGAAAACGGAAGCGCTCACCGCAGCAACCAAGGCCCAGCAAAAAGCCGAGCAGGATGCTGCCAGCGCTGCAAAGAAATCAGCCACGGTCACAGGAGAATATCAGCAGAAGATCGCGAACCTGAACAAAGAAATTCAGGTAGAGCGAATGCGCCTGAAAGAAGGGGACGCCGCTGCAGCCTTATTCTCTGCATCACTTGAGACCGGCAGTAAGTGGACTGGTGCGCAGCGCGCCGAACTTGAACGTCTAAATAAAACGTTAACGGAGGCAAAACAACGCTGGGACGACCACAACGCGGCGATCGCATCTGACCCTTACCGGCAGGCGGCACAAACCCGAAAAGAGGCAGAGGCACAGCTTCAGCGCCAGATTGCCGGTAACGAAATCAAAAGCACTGAAGAGTTGGCGCGACGCAAGCAGGAAATCAATACCACTTACCTCAATGCGATAGCAGAGGCCAATCAACGCAATGCGGTGACAGGCAATCAGGAGCTGGCCGGTAACGTTGACCCCCTGCAGAACATTGAAAACCAACTGGCCAAACGTCAAGCCCTGATAGAGACCTATGCCACCGCCGGCGTTATTTCAGAGCAACGAAAAAACCAACTGATCCTGGCTTCTGAAAATGAAACCAACGAACAGCGATACCAGGCGGCTATGGCTCTGTACTCCTCTCAAGGCGATATGCAAAAGCTTGCTGTGGATTTGTTCCAGAGCTCGCAGGAGCGCGTTACCAATATGCTTACCGGTATGTTGACCGGGACGCAAACCTTCAAAGAAGGCATGCTCAATCTGTTCTCCACGCTGACGCAATCCATCATCAAAAATCTGGTGGATATGGCGGCGCAGGCGCTGATTACCAGCTCCATCATGCAGACTATTACCGGCATTTTTGGTGGGGTTGCAGGTGGCGCTGCAGGTGGAGCGTCAGCCGCCGCCGGAAGCACCGGTGCTATGGGGATGAGCACTAGCTATCTGGCATATGCCAAAGGCGGTGTTGTCGCCTCAAGCGATCTGAGCCAGTTCAGCGGGCAGATTGTCAGCAGTCCTACCATGTTTGCATTTGCAAAGGGGGCGGGGCTGATGGGAGAGGCGGGGCCAGAGGCGATCATGCCGCTGACACGTGCGGCAGATGGTTCTTTGGGTGTTCGTGCCATATCGCAAGGTGGAGTTGGTGGCGGAGGCGGTGGCGCACCTCAGGTATACATCAATATCGACAGCAGCGGACAAACGACCCAGACCACAACGCCTGGGTGGGAGCAGTTTGGTAGCGAGATTGGACAGCTTGTCGATCAACGTTACCGCGCACTACGGGACAAGGACTTAGGGCAAAACGGTGTGCTGACTCAACGATTAGGGGGGAGACGATGATATTGGAGGAGTTTGTTTATAGCCCCCGGATAAACACGACCGGGGATATCACCCAGCGGGTACGCGAGGTGCAATTCGGGGATGGTTACAAACAGCAGTCTGGCGATGGCATCAACGGTGAGCACCAAAGCTGGCCGTTAACGTTTGTCGGCAACTGGCAATACATCGTCGGTATTCGCAATTTCCTGAAGCGTCACGAAGGCTTTCGGGCCTTCAAGTGGCGCAACCCGCTTTTCGAATTGGGGCTGTACACCTGCAATGGCCACCAGGTCACAGCAATGGGGAAAAACTCCCGCGCTGAACCGATGTATCAGCTGGCTGCGACGTTTGAAACTGCAAATCGACCATAGGATTTACCATGAGCATTAACGCAGACCTGCAGCTACTGGCACCGGGGAAAAGAGTGTACCTGTTCCATGTTGACGGAAGTATGTTTGACGGGCCAGAACTGTTTTTCCATAACTATCCAATCCCTTACACGGAAGCTGAATTGGTAGCGGCCGACACTGATCCGGCGCTGCTACCGGCAAAATCGATCTGGTGGCAGGGACAAGAGTACAAGCCGTGGCCAGTCGAGGCTACAGGGTTTGAGGTAACGAGCGACGGGAGCGCACCAACACCAACGTTGAGTGTTGCGAATCTTGACGGAACGATCTCGGCGATGTGCCTGGCATACCAAAACATGGCGCAGGCCAGAGTCACCCGGCACTTTACTTTTGCGCAATATTTGGATGCGCGAAATTACCCAGACGGCAACCCTGAAGCCGATCCCACCAAAGAAAAGCTGGATGTTTACTACATCGAAAATAAGACCAGCGAAGACGATGAGGTGATTCAGTTCCAGTTGTCCTCGCCGGCAGACCTCCAGGGTATCCAAATCCCTACTCGCCAAATCCATAGCCTGTGCACCTGGTGTATTCGAGGGCAGTACAGAGGCCCGTCATGTGGCTATACCGGCACAAACTATTTTGATCAGGATGGCAACCCGGTAGACGACCCCTCGAAGGACGTTTGCGGCGGATTACTCAGCGATTGTAAAAAACGCTGGGGCGCGACAGAGCAATTACCGTTCGGGGGCTTCCCTGGCTCGGCATTGCTAAAGAGGTAATGATGCGTAAACAGATAATCAGCGCCGTACTGGCGCATGCGGCCGCGGAGTATCCACGGGAGTGTTGCGGGCTGGTGGTGCAGAACGGCCGTCGGCAGCGCTATATCCCGTGCCGAAATTTAGCCTCTGAACCTAACGAACAGTTTAGCCTGTCGCCAGAGGATTACGCGGCCGCTGAGGATGACGGCACAATCATTGCGGTTGTTCACAGCCACCCTGATGCGACTACTCAGCCCAGTCAGCTCGATATAGCACAGTGTGACTTGTCACAACTGCCTTGGATCATCGCCAGCTGGCCTGAAGGGGATATCCGGGAGGTAATGCCCACGCAAGGCATCAAGCCGTTGCTGGGCCGACCTTTTGTGCATGGGTTCTGGGACTGCTACGCCATAATACGGGATTGGTATCAGCTCGAGCGCGCGATTGCATTACCGAACTTTAAACGCTCAGATGGTTGGTGGGATCGGGGCGAAAACCTTTACATGAAGCTTTACGCGAAGGCGGGTTTCGCTCCGGCGGTGGGTGAGTTGCAGAGCGGTGACGTAATCGTTATGCAGGTGCAGGCGCGTGAGCCGAACCACGCAGGAATCTATCTTGGCGACGGGATAATGATCCATCACATGTATGGGCAGCTCAGCACGCGTGTTCCTTACGGCGGGTATTGGGCAGAGCGAACTATCACTATTTTGCGTTACAACGTCTGATCTACTGCTATCATATGGACGTGGAATTCTATAGGGATAATGGAAATGAATAAGAAGTTTTTAATTTTTATTGCGGTAGTGATTTTGTTCCTGGCTTTTGTGTTTTTCTATCCGAAAAAGAAAGTGGATGACTCACCTGTTAACACAGATACCTCGGCTAGCTTGGTTGAAATTGGGCAATCAGCAGTTTTAAAAAACCTAAAAGACCCTGACTCAGCAAAATTTGGATACTCTTACCAAGGTAAGGATAAATTTACCTTGTGTGGCACTGTGAACGCAAAAAATGGTTATGGTGGGTATACAGGAGAAACACGGTTTATCTATTCATTGGAAAAAGGCAGTTTAACATTCGATGATGGAAATAGTGAATTTTCTGAATCGTGGTTGAATATGTGCGATAGAGCGAAACCAAAGATATTAATGAATTAAGTATTAAAACCGCCCCGGCGGTTTTTTATTGGAGAAAGCATGTCGATATTAATCCCTGAAGTGAAAGTAATACGCCTCTATGGGGTGCTTGGCGAGAAGTTTGGACGAGTACACTCTTTGGCGGTAGCTTCTCCAATTGAAGCTTTGAAAGCCCTAAGCGTAATAATTCCAGGATTCCAACTTTTCATGTTAGAAAGTAAGAGTCGTGGACTTACTTTTGCTGTTTTTGAAGGTAGACGTAACCTCGGAAAAGACGACCTACCCCTTCAGTCTAATGGAAGCGATATCCGTATAGCTCCAGTGATAATTGGCAGCAAGCGTGCGGGGCTTTTTCAGACTATTTTGGGCGCAGTTTTGATCACTGCGGCTGCATTTTCTGCTGGTGGTATAGGTGCAGCTTTTGCGGCTAAAGGGTGGACTGCCTTTGCGGCTATGAGTGGCGCATCCATGATGCTGGGCGGCGTTGTACAAATGCTTTCCCCCATGCAAGGTGGTTTGGCATCACGGCAAGACCCGGATAATAAACCTTCCTACGCCTTTGGCGGCCCGGTTAATACTGTTGCTCAGGGTAATCCAGTTCCGATCCTGTATGGAAAGCGCCGCATTGGTGGTGCCATTATCTCAGCAGGCATCTATGCGGAAGACCAGCAGTAATACAGTACAATGAATACCATAACCCGCTGCGGCGGGTTTTTTTACGCCTGGAGAAAAGAATGCACGTCATTGAAGGCCGCAAAGGTGGCAGCAGCAGCCCCAGCACTCCGACAGAATCCCCTGACTCGTTGCAATCCACTTCTTATGCAAAAATTCTTCTGGCGCTGGGTGAGGGAGAGTTTGGCGGTGATCTCGATGGAACCCGAATTTTCCTCGACGGCACGCCAATTATTTCAGCCGATGGAACCGAAAACTTTCCCGGCGTTCGCTGGGAGTTTAGACCTGGTACACCGCATCAGGATTATATTCCCGGCATGCCGGACGTAGAGAACGAAATCACCGTCAGCACCGAACTAACCAGCGATCGTGATTGGGTTCGAGCAGTAACGAATACACAACTTTCAGCCGTACGGCTTCGCTTTTCTTGGGCACAGTTACAAAAACAGCAAGATAACGGCGACGTAGTTGGGTACCGGATCGAGTATGCGATTGACGTTGCCACTGATGGCGGCTCCTATCAAGAGGTGTTGCGCACGGCCGTTGATGGCAAAACGACGACCAAATATGAACGTAGCCACCGTATCGATCTGCCTGCGGCCACAACCGGGTGGCAAGTGCGTGTCCGTCGCCTGACGCCAAACAGCACCAGTAACCGGGTTGCCGATAAAATGGTGGTTGAAGCCATTACGGAGACGATCGACGCCAAGTTGCGTTATCCGGAAACCGCGTTGCTCTTTATCCAGTTCGATGCGAAACAGTTCCCCAACATTCCCCAGGTATCCTGCGAGCCAAAAGGGCGTGTTATCAGGGTGCCATCGAATTACAACCCCGAGACGCGAGAATATACCGGCACATGGGACGGCACGTTTAAGACGGCTTCGACGAATAATCCAGCCTGGATAACCTACGACCTGATGATAAATGACCGGTTCTCCATCGGAACACGGGTAAAGGCCGAGAATCTTGCGCTGACAAAATGGGATTTGTACCAGATCGGGCAATATTGCGATCAACTGGTGCCGGACGGCCGCGGTGGTGACGGGAAAGAGCCGCGTTTTCTCTGTGACGTTTATATCCAGTCGCAAGAGGATGCATGGAACGTTTTGCGTGACATTGCGTCGATTTATCGCGGCTCTACCTTCTGGGCGAATAATGGCATGAATGCGCTTGCTGACATGCCCGCCGATGTTAAATACATCTTCACCCGCGCTAACGTTAAAGATGGCAAATTTACCTATGCCAGCGCTAGCGATAAAACGCATTACAGCACCTGCATGGTGAGCTGGAGTGACCCGGAAAACGGCTATCAAGACGCAATAGAGCCCGTTGCTGAGCAATCACTGATCCGCCGTTATGGCATCAAACAGGCCGATCTGACGGCGATCGGGTGCATTCGAAAGTCTGAAGGTATCCGTCGTGGCAAGTGGTTGCTTCATACCAACGATAAAGACCGCATGGTGTCCTTTACTGTTGGCCTTGATGGAAAAGTACCGTTACCCGGCTGGATCATCGCGGTTGCCGATGAAATGCTGGCAGGGCGTCCGCTCGGTGGCCGTGTCAGTTCCATCGATGGCCGCAACATCACGCTTGACCGTGTTTCCTCGGCTGCGGTTGGTGAACGTTTAATTTTGAACCTTCCAAGCGGTAAGGCGGAAGGGCGAACCATTGCGGGCGTTGCCGGTAAAATCATTACGGTTACAACCGCATACTCTGAGCAGCCGGTCGCCGAGGCTGTATGGGCAATAGACGCATCAGACCTGGCACTGCAGCAGTACCGCGTAACCGGCATCAAGGAAGGCGATGACGGGGTATCGTTCGATATTACTGCCGTCGAGCATGACCCGAATAAGTACGCCAAAATCGATATAGGAGCGCGGATTGAAGACCCGCCAATTAGCGTTATCCCGCCGGGTGTTCAACCGCCACCGACCAATGTTCAAATCGGCGAATCGTCGGCGGTAATTCAGGGCATGGCCGTGGCCACGCTGCGAGTTACATGGGATCGGGCGGAAAGCGCGATCGCCTATGAGGCAGAATGGCGCCGGGATAACGGTAACTGGATACCAGCACCGCGAACATCAACCCTCGGGTTTGAGGTTTCTGGTATTTATGCCGGCCGCTATCAGGCCCGAGTACGCGCGATAAACCCGTCTGAGATTTCCAGTGTGTGGGCCAATGCGCCAGAAATGGTGCTGACCGGTAAGCAGGGCGAGCCGCCGGCGTTGGCCAGCTTCACGACGGTAGGTCAGGTGTTCGGCATTGTGTTGAACTGGGAGTTTCCTCTCGGGGCAGAGGACACGCAGCGGACTGAAATCTGGTACAGCCAGAACGCCGACGGCAGCAATAAAATGCACCTGGGCGACTATGCCTACCCACAGCGCAGTCACACGATGACGGGGCTGGCGGCAGGAGTGAATTTCTGGTTCCAGGCGCGCCTGGTGGATAAGCTCGGCAATACCGGCCCGTGGACGAACTGGGTGCAGGGAACATCGAGCGAAGACGCCAGCGAGGTTCTGGACTACCTGAAAGGGAAGATCACCGAGACTGAGCTGGGGCAGGATCTGCTGGGGCCGGTGGAGGATGCCGGCAAGCTGAAAGATATGTGGTCAGTGAAGGTCGGGAAGACCGTTGATGGGAAGCTTTACACCGCCGGGATCGGCGTCGGCGTCGAGAACACTCCGGAGGGGATGCAAAGCCAGGTGCTGATTTTGGCTGACCGTTTCGCCGTGCTGAACACTGCTGATGGTCAAGGATCAGCGGTATCTGTGCCATTTGCTATCGAAAATAATCAAGTGTTTATTAACGAGGCATTTATCAAGGACGCTTCGATAACAAATGCAAAAATAGGGGAATACATAAGCTCAAATAATTACATCCCTGGGATGACCGGGTGGATTATAAGAAAGGATGGTAGTGCAGAATTTCAAAATGTAACGGCGCGTGGTGATATTTATGCCAACTATGGTGTTTTGAATAATGTCACTATTAACGAAAACTGCACCGTCAAAGGAACTGTTTATGCAGAGAATATTGTCGGTGATGTGGTTTCTGTTGGTGCCTGGGGCCGAATATTAAATAACGGGGTTAACGACTCTAAACACCGATATTTTACTGGTGGTTTACCATACGCATCAGTTTTGATAGTTTCCAATCCGGGATTATATACCGGAGATAAACCCGGCAGCGGTGGTTCAGTTTATATCAAAGTTAATGGTGTTGACATATTCAGAGCGGGTGGGGGCTCTGGGACTCGTTATGATAGCGCTATAGTTGTAGATGTGCCAGCAAATGGAACCGTAGACATGGAATTTGGAATAACAGGAGCTGTATCAGGACAATTCTGGGGAAATGATGGGCCTATGGCGGTAATGGTTTTCCGCAAAGGTAATAATAGATTCCATGATTAATAACAACCCGCTACGGCGGGTTTTTTACTGGAGATAAAAGAGAATATGGCTGTTTTAATCAGCGGTAAACTCATTGGTCCTAATGGCGACCCGCGTCAAAATGTAACGATTATGCTGGTAGCGGTAAAAACCTCATCGGCAGTTGTTAAACAGGCGCCTTCCATTTCGACAACCACCGCGGATGGTAGCTACTCATTATCCGTCGAAGTTGGCACACACAACGTAATGATCGAGGCACATGGACGGCCCTTTGAGAAAGCTGGTCAAATTACGGTTTACAGCGACTCAAAACCGGGAACGCTTAACGATTTTTTAACTACACCAGGACAAGATGAACTAACTCCGGCTATCGTTGCTATGGTTGACGATATGCGTGCTGCTACGGCGTTATATGCTCAACAAGCGGGTATTGCCCGTGATGAAGCAAAACATGCTGCTGAAAGCGCGCAGAACGTCGCGGACGCTAACACCTACTATACATCACCAACAGACCCTGACGGCACGATTGCGGGCATTGCTGGTACGCCGAACGGGAAAATGTTCCGGGTTGCAATTCAGGACGGCGCTGGCGTTACTGTTATTTTTAAATATTTCAAGAATAACAATGGCACTGCGGATTTTATAAACTCAGAGGCAAGCAATAGAGCTGTTGAAGAATTAAACAATAGAGTCGATGAAGTCTCTGAATCAGTTAGCCAAAACAATTACGATAAAACATTGCATGAATTTTGTGATGAGGATGGTTTTGTCGCAGCAAAAATGCTGCTAGCAAAAAATGGCGTTGGTTTAAAAACTGGTGCAGTTCAGTTTATGCCCGATGAAATTGAGAATATGCTGCTGCGGTTTGCAAGAAAGACAGAGGATGGATTTTTAATTGAGTCAGATGAAGGGTATATACTGGCATCGTTTTTAAATGGCGTTGCTAAAGCTTTCGGGGTTACCCTTGACTATAATTGGATGAGTGGTGATGTTTCGCTATTTAGTAAGTTGCTTAAAATGGATTCTTCCGGGTTTTCCATAACTCTGAAAGATGGTAGTAGTGATATAATCTCATTGGTTGATGAAGAGGGGTTTATATTCCTTCGGTTAACAAATGATTTTGAGCTTGTAACTAGAATATCATCGTCTGGTGTTTCATCATCTAAAGATGTGGTTAATTCGCGTAATATTAGTAATTTATCAGCAATATCATCAGCAATCAGAGTGAATTTTAATCTTGTGCAGATGCCAGTCGCTGATATTAACGTTTACATAATTTATGGTCAGTCATTTAGTTTTGGCACAGATAGTATTGTTGTTCTGTCATCTTCCAATAAATTTGGCAATATTATGCTTGGTAATTCGCCTCGCGGGACGAACTATAGCAGCAGCACAACTGCGGAAACGTTCGGCCCCCTTGGTGGAGTGAATGCTCTCGTAGACCTTGTAGAGGTCAGGCAGGGTGAGGACGGCAACCTAAGCGGTACGGGAAATTATGGAGAATCACCGCTATCAGGGTGGTTAAACTTTTCTAAGCTGCTTCATAATCAGCGCCTGATGGTTCTGAATGATAATCAGCGCACGTTTGCCGGTGCGTGCTGTGGAGTCGGCGGACGTAGCATTTTGCAATTAAGCAAGGGTCAAACGCCGAGCTACTATAACCACGCAATAACTGCTATGCAGGGTATCAAGGACGCTGCAGATGCACAGGGTAAAACGTCTCGGCTGTGTGGGATATTGTTCATGCAGATGGAAAACGATCCATCAACTCCGCACGATACGTATTATCAGCTTCACGAGCAATTGTATAAAGACCTAACCACTGATGGGGCTGCAATTTTCGGCAATGAGCTATCTCCTGCTTGGTATAATTACCAGGGGGGCGGGACATATGCATCAGATACAACTGAACTTGGTGCGTCGCGAGCATTGCTGGATCTCTGTGATAACTACCCTGGTAAAGTGTTTTTTGTTAATCCGGTCGGTCAATTACCAAACCCCATGAATGGAGCAGTAGACAATCATCTGTTTGCTAATAGCTATCGCTGGTTTGGTTGTGATGCTGCAAAAGTGACTAACCAAATCCAGAGTGGGGCTGGACGAGCTGTATATCGACTAAGAAATGCAACATTCAAGGAGCGCAGCGTTTTAGTTGATTTATCTCCGCCAGTTCCTCCGATTACGTTTAAGCCGGCATATGCAGGCAATGTCGCGACAATGCATTCCGATAAAGGGTTCACCGTTCGTGATGCTATCGGTGTATTATACGGCTCAGATTTAGATGTGGAGATTGTTGCTGACACTGTTATAAAAATAACTGCATCACGTGATTTGGCCGCACCTGTTAAGATTTGGTTGGGTGATAGAACATATCATGGAGGGATACACAATATTGCTGACAGCGACAGCTCATTAGCAAATGAAGTTTGGAAAGTCGGTATTCCGGGGCAGCCTGGAGCAGAATCAATTTCAGAATTAAATGGCAAGCCGTATCAGTTGAGAAACTGGTGTGGTTCTGACGTCATTACAGCTACCGAGGAAATTTAAATGGGTCTTGTTGGAATTGCAAAAAATGTCAATGCGCAGGAATTCTCTATTGGTCTGAATCTTCCTGTTAACTCTGGCGCCGTCGGTTGTTGGCTTGGTGGTAGCAAAGGGATGTGGCGGAACCAAATTATTGGTGGTGTTCAAGAATCAGTGATTGGCAGTCCGGTGCATGTTTCGGATTACAGCACTCAGTTTTCAACAACGGCCTATATCAATACCAATATTAGAGAAAAATCGAAATTCACGATGTTGGTCATTGGAAAGCTTTACGCACCTGGCGGCCAGCGCATGCAATTTTTCGGCAATTATCTCAGCTCAATTGTTGAAGCTGGTAATACGTTGAATACGTATGGCTCAGGCATTGTTTGTGAACCGAATGGGGCAATTCAGTTAGTCGGGTCGTCGTACACTGGTGTCGCGGGTTCACCGTCACAAGCAAACTCGGCAGCAATGACTGCAGAGTCAGGTTTGCCCACATCGTTACCGGCTGCGGGCCCGACGTCATGGCGCTGCATGCTTGGGAAAATTGATGCAGCGGGACTGCGAACAATTAAAAACCTGACCAAGGGGCTGTCTGCAACTATGCCGATCATCGCGGGTAATGTGCGTGATATGCGTAACCCAACGCCGTATGTGATCGGTACCGGTACGCGTGGCACAGCAGGTTCAGCTAATGCCCCCACAGAAATGATGCTGGCTATCGCATGGGATCGTGAGTTAACAGCAGATGAGGAGGCAACTATGTACGCGTGGGCGCAGGGGTTTGCTGCGCGCCGTGGTGCCACCGTTTAAATTGTTGCCGGGATGGAACCCGGCTATTTGTACAGCGTGGCAAAATCGAAGGTGATCACGGCATCTACGGCTTTGCCCTCTGTTTCGAATGGCGTTTCCGAAACTAGCGGCCAGCGCCCTTTATGCCAAACATAAAGCCAGTGCTGGCCTTCTTCGTCTTCGCGAATGGCGAACATGGGAGGGCTGTTGATCGTTGGCTCTGGGTATCTGTCGTTTTCGTTGAGGATGAAGATCTGCCGGCCGGCGAGGGTGATGCTGCCCATGAATGCGCTCCGCTGGTGGATGTGCAGTAATGGTAACACCTAAGAAAAATCCTTCATAATTTCGCGAACAAAATTTACGTAAAGCGTTGATTTAAATGGTGCTAAAATTTTATAAATATTCTGAATGTCGCAAGCAAGTGATTGATATTTAAATATAACAGCAGCAATTTAAAATCCCTCGGCTTATGGCTGTGCGGGTTCAAGTCCCGCCCCGGGTACCAGGGAATAAAAATACCGAATAATCAAAGCAATAAGTAGTAATGTCGTAGACCGCCGAGAGGCGGTTTTTTTGTTTTTGCAGTGTGAGGCTGAGCCTTGTTTCTATTCCCCACTGGCCATTTTTTCGGTGACGGCCTAAGTTTCCAGATACTACTGTAGATAGGCACGTGGGACACACCATAGATTCGGACAGATACGCTAACACTTCTGCTGGATAGCTGCCAAACTAGTTACAGTCACCTTTGAGGTGTTTGAGGGTGCCTTCGAAACGAAACAATTTTTCGGTGCTTTGCGCGTCCGTGTGGATTTTCATTCATCGTATCATCCCTGAGTTGCCGTATGAATAGCGACAATTTGACAGTCGTTCCCGCATGACGCCGCCAGGAAATCTCCCATACTCAACAGTTCCAGAGCTAGTAGTACCTGACTCTTCTATACGTCTGGCATTTCAGCTAATACTGATTTCAATGCCTGAAACAGCGGATAAGTCTACTTTGTAATTAATGGTCATTGCAGGTGTGTTCGGTGGGAGTAGTATCTCATTTGAAGGGGTCTGCTTTATAGCGTTTTTTAATTAAAAATGGTTAACAGCCTGGATTTCTTGAGTGATTTCTTTCTTCCTATTTAAATTCGTTTTTTAGTGGGATTAACCCGCTCAGATTATGTTCTTTGCGGGTGTGATCTAATTCAATATTATCGGTGTATTTTGTTTTCGACGAGTTTATATAAAACTAGCCCAAATGGAATGCATATTAATATTGTTATTGCGCCAGCGAGTGTGCCCATGAAAATTCCAGGCGATTTTTTAATCAAAATGCCGTATCCCATTACTATAAAATTATGGGTAAGATATATGGTGTAAGACGCATCGCCAATATCCAATAACGTTTTGTTTTTTACTTGTATAGGTAATATAGTTATTAATATTAAGATGCTTATCATACAGTCTACGTATTGAGGCTTTTCGATATAGGTTGCCAAGAGAATGAAAGATAAGGTTAAGATCCAAAGAAACGCATCGCTCACTTTCCCTTCTAGCTTACGCATGAAATTCTCATTTCGTTCAATAATGACACCGGCGATAAATAGGAATATGAGCCATTTTGAAAAAAAGATATTCGCTTCTTCGGAGGGAAGGAGGTTAAAATGTGCAGCGAAAAATAAAGCTAAAAATATCGCTGTTAAACAACCTATTACTCTTTCCTTTTTAACGTCCAAAAATATTATAATGGCAAATGCTATATAAAAGAACATTTCGTAAGATAATGTCCAACTTTGAGACATTACAGGGGTGTCAATTTTCCCACCGCTGGCACCAAAAGGTATTAAGAAATAATTAAATATTATCTTTTCGATTTCAAAGTTTTGAGCTCTCAAGGCTAAACCAAAGTACCAGAGGAAAACTAAAGCCGTCAAATATATCCAATATAAAGGATATATTCTCTTTATTCTCTTCTTTAAAAACTGAATGGAATAGTTAATCCCAAAGTCTTTGTTCTTTGTCGTATAGGACATAATGTATCCACTAATAACAAAGAACACATAAACCCCAATATCACCTAAATGAACAGTAAGGCGCATTGCGTTACTAATAATGGGGTTTTCAAGGGGGTGATATAAATAAAACTGATTAACAGTGTGGGCTATAACAACGAACAGGGCTGCAAGTGCTCTAGCGTATTGTAAGGTGTCTAACTTTTTCATGGATATCCTGCCCAAATCCCCGTGACTTTGTTAATTTTTTTCCAACATCTTGATAAGAATAATCAAATTTTTGCTGGTCATATTATTTAAAACGACACATATTGCAACGGGCACAAGCAAAATGCAATCCTAGAAGTAGTCTGATTTATTGTTGTTACTTCATTTTACCCCTATATATTGTTTTTTTCTTTTACTCTGCGCACCACATGTTGTGGTGACAGGTGTGTTAAAGATAACTTTATATCTCGTAAGGCAAACGAAGGCGTTTTATCTTATGGGTATCAAGTGAGGAAATGAAGTCGATAGCGCTTTTCTGTGTAGCCAGGTAACACATTGTGATAGTTAGCTATTTTAATAGGTTGCGGTTGTTGACGAGTTAAGTAAAGCCTGGGGCAAGGATAGCTTCCTTGCTCTGCATTTTCAGAAATATGCTGGTATAGCTGGAGCACATATCTTGGAGCCCCGCAGGGCTCCGAAGTACAACTCATAAGAAACCGAACGCTGCGGCGAGGATCCAGCCGAAGACGCAGGAGACGCTGACGCCGATCAGGCCGGGCAGAATAAAGCTGTGGTTGATCACGAAGCGGCCGATACGGGTAGTGCCGGAGCGGTCAAATTGGATCGCCGCCAGATCGCTGGGGTAGGTCGGTAGAATGTAATAGCCGTAGCAGGCCGGCGCCGAAGCGACGATATAGGCCGGGTTGACGCCGATCGCCAGCGCGACCGGCACCAGCGCCGCCAGTGCGGCGGCCTGTGAATTGACGAACTTCGACACCAGCAGCAGGATCAGCGCATAGGCCCAGGGGTACTCTTTCACCAGCACGCCCAGCGTGGCCTCTATCTGCGCCAGATGGGCGCCAAACATGGTTTCCGCCATCCAGGCGACGCCATACACCGCCACGATGGCGATCATGCCGGAACGGAACACTTCATTTTTAGAGATCGACGCCGGATTGGTGCGGGTGATGATAACGATCAGCGCCCCGGCCATCAGCATACACATCTGGATCACCAGGACCATGGAGAGCGGTTTGCCGCCGAAGTTGGGCCGCAGGTCGGAAAAGGCTCCCAGCACCGCCACCAATGCGATGGTGGCGAGGAAGATCCACATGGCGATCCAGTTGCTGCGCGGCAGCACCCGATCCAGCAGGGTGGCGGCGTCGCCATAGACGTAGCGATGGTTCTCCGGCACCGAGATAAATTTTTGGAACTCGGGATCTTTGTCCAGGTCTTTGCCGCGGAACCAGCTGAAGATGCCGATCGCCAGAATGCCGCACAGGGTTGAGGGAATGGTGATCGACAGCAGATCGAGGAATTCCAGATGGCGGCCATTAAAGGTGTAGCTGCTGAGCATCGCCACCAGTGAGACCACCGCCACCGAGACCGGGCTGGCGATAATGCCCATCTGCGCGCCGATCGAACTGGCGGCCATCGGCCGTTCCGGGCGGATATTATTTTTGATCGCCACGTCATAGATGATAGGCAAGATGGTGTACACCACATGCCCGGTGCCGCACAGGATAGTGAGAATGCAGGTAACGAACGGTGCAATGATCGAAACATAGCGCGGGTTACGCCGCAGCATCCGCTCGGCTATTTGCAGCATGACGTCCAATCCGCCCGAGGCCTGCAGGGTGGCGGAAGCCGCCACCACCGCAATGATCACCAGCATCACGTCTACCGGCGGTTTGCCGGGCTGCAGGTGAAAGCCGAACACCAGAATCATCAAACCGATACCGCCCAGCAACCCCAGCGCGATGCCGCCCTTACGCGCCCCATACAGCAGGCATGCCAATATAACCGCTAATTGCAGAAAGAAATCCATGATAGATGCGCCTTAATAATGTTGAACTTAACTGCGTTCAGTTTCCGGCGGCGCTTACAGCAGAAAGTTGTTTTAAATCTATAGTCATGAATAAATTGTGGTTATTAACCCTAAAGAGTGATAGCTGTGTATTCCGATGATTT